CAAACACGGGTGTGGTGTGTTTGATTGCGGGTATGGGCTTGGCATAGTCGGGTGCTATTGCAGGGGTGTTTTCGATTCGGGCGTAGGTGGCAGATGAGAATAGGGCGTCGCCACGCTTTCCCTTACGATATCTGTAGACGAGGGTTGAGTAGTGGACGCCAAGAATCTTTGACCACTGGGTGAGGGTGTGGCGTTGTCCTGCGTAGGTGAAGTACAGGTTGCGGAAGTTCTGCACTGTGGGTTCGGGAATGGCGCGGCGCAAGGCGTCGAGTTGCTCTTGGCGTTTTTTGTCTTCGATGAATTGGTCGATGCGGTTTTGCATGGTGATTTCCTTGTTCTAAGAGGGTGAAAAAGTTTGTTCTAATGTTCTGCGATGTTCTGAAACTCGAGTTTGTTAAATGCTACAGGTTTTTAGAAAAGTTGTCAAACTCTAGCTTTAGAACAAGCTTGATTTTATTAGGTTTTTTTAATTTTTTTATTATTATTATTATATATATCTTTTAAAAAATAAGTAAATCTGTTCTAATGTTCGAGTTTTGGCGAAAAAGGGGGGACGGTTACCTGACAAAAAATTGGATTGGGAAATTCACTTGCGGGAGGTTCGAAGCTTTTAAGAAATTGTGCAAAATCCCGCCCCCACTTTTCTGTAAACTCGAACTTTAGAACAAAAATAAAAAATACATAGCTGAATCAAGCACTTACAGGGCTTTCCTCTAGAAAAAGGTTAGAACAAGATTTAGAACGTGAAAATAAATAGTGTTATATATCAATGACTTAGCTTGTTCCGGTGTTCTAATTTTGTTCTATTTTGTTCTAATTTCACCGAGTGGTGAAACGCTAAATAAGATTCTTGTTCTAAATTCCACGTTTTACATAGCCTATGTCAAACTCGAACTCGAGAACAAAAATTTCAAAACTCGAACTTTAGAACAAAACTGTCAACACGCTAACGACGCGCACGCGACAAAAAGAACTGGCATCATTTGCTGGGTCTGTACTGAGCGCGACCCGATGGCTCAGTTAACACACTCATAGCACACGCGCGCACTACATAACTGGTTTCAAAAGCGGGAGGCGAAAAAAACCCGCAGGGCTTCGGCTCTGCGGGTTAAGTACTACTTACTCGGCATGGTTCCAGACTGCGAGGAACGCTACCTTAGCTTTGACGAACCGCTCAAGGTTTGCCGTTTCATCGCCACGCTGAGTCTTGGCAGTCTTGCACCGAGTCTGCATGGTGTCCAAGGTCTTGTCTAGATATACGCTAAACGAGTCGGCTTGGGTACGAGTTCTAGACTTACCCTCGTTTTGGATCTCAAGTACAACCCTCACCAATTTCTTGTAGGTGTTAGAGCAGTACTTGTTAACCTTATCCCGAAGGGACTTGATCACACCATGCAAGTGAGGGTTATAACTTGGGGACTTATCGTTCGCCATTGCACCGAACGCTTGCTGAGTGAAAGACATAACATACCCGACACCGACCTTGATGCGTTCGGCTTTCTCAGGAATGTTCTGAAGGTCACTTGCTTTGAGATAGCTACCGTCAATAACCACATACTCGACATCAGGGTTATTCTCAGAGAACCGTAGTTGATAACCAGCCCACAATTCAGCTTTGGCTTCATCTGAGATACTCTCAGGGAAAGACGGGACAGTCTCCATTACATAGCGAGCCAGACTGCGAGTAGTATCCTCGCTCTTAGCCTGACGGTAAGCCGCATCTTTCAGCGACAATGGGGTTGAATCATTAGCAACAACAGCAGAGACTTTCTTAGTCATAATAATCACCTATAAAGATAAGTATCGATACCGAAACACCGAATAGTGTTGCGTCCGATAGAATACTTATACCCGATACAAGCCGCATAAGTAAAGTTTCAGGGGAGACTGAATGGCTATTTAATGCGCTTGGCTCGCCCATGCCCAAACGCCCGCTACACGCGCGCGACAAAAAGAACTGGTATCAAATGTTCGGGCGCAAAAAAAGGGAGCCAAAGCTCCCTGTCTATCTAGTTCACGTACGCCCTGATCTTCCAAGCTGGCACTTCCCGACGTAGCCGACGCTCATCCATGCTCACCAGAACTACACACTCTTCGTAGAGCATCACCTCATCTATATAGTATGGGCGGTTTTGCAAGTGGACTACATCACCTGCACATACTGACTTGTTGGTCTGGTCATAGACCATGCGCTGATCAAAGTTCAGGCGCAACTGCATTGCTACTTTCATATCTATCTCCTGTGATGGGGCGCTGTCACCGCCCCGTTTGGTTACTTGCTGTGGTACAACTCAATCATTACTTCAGCAGGGTATCCTTCGATACCTTGAAGACTTAACCCGAACAACACTAGTCGCTTGGATGTGCGCCCCTCATCCTGCTTTAGGATGCTCACAACTTTGTTGAACTGCTTTGCACCTAACCACTCCTTGCAGTCCTTGATTGCTTTTAACTGCGCCGCTGACACATCCGATGTGTCGTACTTGATTTCGTAATGCATGGTACATCTCCCTAGGTTATGGGGGGCGTTGCCCCCCGTTGGTTAGTACTGCTCGCTACGCCACGCTACTTGGTTGTGATACTTGTAGACTTCGACTTGCTCTTCCTTCAAACTACAGCCCGCCCACTCGACTGCATCTTGGTATGTCCAAGAGTAGTGGACTTCGGTAACCTCACCATCTAATCCGATGTACATCGTTGTGTAAGGGCTGAACCATTTCAATGCGAACCGCTTGATCAAGTTAATCATTTCCTATCTCCTGATGTCACCAAGCGTTATTGCTTGGCATGTAATACTTATACCTGATACCTACCCATAAGTAAAGTTTCAGGACGCATATACAGACCCCCCACCCCCCAAACTGCGAGCTGGTTCCATCCGCGCCGCATTACTCTAAGATATACACAAATCACCTCGTAATTTCCCAAAGTTACAAAACCCGGGTTAGGTAACACCCCCCGTGCAAAATAAATGGCCTCGCTCAAAAAATATTTCGCAAAAATTCTACCAATCTCACTAAGTCAATCTTAACCTTTATTTTTATTTCTAACATAGCCACACCCCAAACAAGTATTTATGTTGGTGCGGATGTAGTATTATTTTTCCGTGGGGATCAGGGGTTAGCGCCCTGACAGGCATGGAAATATGGGTACCTTGGCAGGCACCTGCACTCTTCGCCGCTCTTTGATTTCGACACTGCTTTATGTGACCCCACAAATTCACTTGCATTCTTGTCAAATAAAGCTATACTGGCGCAACTGCATCACAAATAGCAGACATGAACCCAATCGTGCCGGATATCGAAGAGAACATTCCTCTTCCACAGAACGCTGCAGAAGCGTTCCCAGAGCTTACGCCTGCTCAAGAATTAACTATGCGGGCTAATGTTGTCAAATTAATGTCCGACTTAACCGGTCAACCCCTCACACCCAGCCAAGAAAACGCGGATGAGGCCGAGCATCTGGCTCGTGAAATGATCGAGAACCCGAAGTACCGCCCCGATTTTGCTAAATACCCGAACGAAACGCTCGCATTCCTTGCCGGAATGGTCTCGCAGATGAACGTATCGGTGGTAGAAGACCTTGCTGACCTGAAGATGTACGTGGTTAACAAGCTAATAGCAGAGGTTGAGAACGCTAGAGATGCCAAAACACGAGTCGCTGCCCTATCTAAGTTAGGTGAGATTGATGGTGTGGATGCATTTAAGAAGCGCAGCGAGATGACAGTCAAGGTGCAGCCCATCGAAGAGGTGGAAAAAGAGCTACTTGAGACGTTATCTAGCATCGAAGCCAAAGTTATTGACGTCGAAGCCCGCGAAATTGTGTTTGGCGACAGGAAGGCATGAACCTGAACATAGTGAAGGTATCAAGGAGGGAACTCCTGTGAGTTTATTGTCCACACTTACCCCTGAAGACCTCATGAAACTGCGGTTGGCACTCCCAACCATGCCAGAAAAGCAGAAAAGACGCACCGCCGAGCTATTAAAGCAGTACCAGCAGCAGATGATGCAAGGGTTAGCCAAGGATTCGTTCTTGGACTTCGTTAAACACGTCTATCCGGGGTACAAAGTTGGACCACACCATCTACGTTTGGCTCAGATCTTTGAAGATATCGCTGCAGGAAAGAAGAAAAGGGTTATTGTTAATATTGCGCCTCGACATGGCAAGTCAGAGCTTATCTCATACCTCGCCCCTGCATGGTTCTTGGGCAAATACCCTCAAAAGAAAATTATCATGGCTTCGCATACAGCGGACCTTGCTGTTAATTTCGGTCGTCGAGTGCGAAATTTGGTTGGTTCAGAAGCTTATAGAGACGTTTTTCCGCAAATAGAGCTGCAAGCTGACTCAAAATCAGCATCACGATGGGGTACTAATTTTAATGGCGAATATTTTGCTATTGGTGTTGGGGGTGCACTTGCTGGGCGCGGTGCTGATCTATTTATTATTGACGACCCTCATTCGGAACAGGAAGCTAAGACGGGGAGACCCGATGTGTTTCTTCCTGCTTGGGAGTGGTTTCAGTCTGGTCCTCTTCAGCGTCTTATGCCCGGTGGCGCTATTATTGTTGTTATGACGCGATGGTCGAAACTCGACCTGACTGGACAGATTATTACGCAGATGGACCGACATGATGATGTGGATCGGTGGGAAGTGGTGGAATTTCCGGCAATCAAAGACGACGGCGAACCCCTCTGGCCCGAGTTCTGGCCTCTGCAAGAATTGCTCTCAAAGAAAGCCGCCTTGGACGTGCGGTACTGGAACGCTCAGTACATGCAGCAACCTACTTCTGAAGAAGGCGCGCTAATAAAGAGAGAATGGTGGAATATCTGGGACAAAGACGACCCACCTAACTGCGAATTTACGATTATGGCGCTAGATGCCGCCCAAGAGACTAATAATAGAGCCGACTTTAACGCTCTGACCACTTGGGGCGTGTTCTTTAACGAAGAAACCAACAACTACAACATCATCCTGTTAAATGCGATAAAGAAGCGTATGGAGTTCCCAGACCTAAAGAAAATGGTCATGGACGAGTACCGCGAGTGGGAACCTGATGCTTTTCTTGTGGAAAAGAAGTCTAATGGAGCTGCGCTTTATCAAGAGATGCGGCGCATGGGTGTGCCCGCCAGTGAGTTCACACCGGGCAAGGGGCAGGATAAAATCAGTCGGGTTAATGCAGTATCGGATTTATTCTCATCAGGGATAGTATGGGCACCTGACCGTAGATGGGCTAAAGAAGTAATAGAAGAGTGTAATGACTTTCCGAGTGGGGCCAACGACGACTTGGTGGACTCGACAACTTTAGCGCTGATGCGGTTTAGACAAGGTGGCTTTATTCGTCTGCCAAGTGATGAGCCTGATGACGACCGTCTGTATCAATACCGAAAGAAAGTATCTTATTACTAAGGACAGAATATGGCTATCGACAAGGCACTGTACGCAGCTCCGCAAGGGTTAGAGGCATTGGATGAAATGAACCAAGCGCAACCCGAGCTGGAGATTGAGATTGAAGATCCGGAGTCAGTGACTATCGGTATTGACGGCATGCCCATACTAGAGATTGAAGCGGGTGAAGAGGTAGAAGATTTTAGCGAGAACCTCGCCGAAGATATGGACGAGACTGAGCTGCAGAGCTTGGCGTCTGAGTTGGTCAGTGACTATGAAGATGACGTGGCGTCTCGCAAAGATTGGATGCAGACATACGTCGATGGTCTAGAGCTGCTTGGGTTGAAGATTGAAGAGCGTATGGAGCCTTGGCCCGGCGCGTGCGGTGTATACCATCCGTTAATGACAGAAGCGTTGGTGAAGTTTCAGTCTGAGACGATGATGGCGACGTTCCCTGCAGCGGGTCCGGTCAAGACACAGATTATCGGCAAAGAAACACCTGAGAAAAAAGAAGCTGCGCAGCGCGTCCAAGAGGATATGAACTACCAGCTTATGGATGTGATGCGTGAGTATCGCCCTGAGCATGAGCGCATGTTGTGGGGCTTGGGTCTTGCGGGTAATGCGTTTAAGAAAGTGTATTACGACCCGAGTCTTGAGCGTCAGGTATCTATATTTGTACCTGCTGAAGATATCGTGGTGCCATACGGTGCCTCTAACATTGAGTCTGCAGAGCGTGTCACACACGTCATGCGTAAGACAGAGAACGAGCTGCGTAAGCTTCAGGTAGCAGGGTTCTATAGAGACGTTGATCTTGGTGAACCAAACAACGTGCTGGACGAAGTAGAGAAGAAGATTGCCGAGAAGTTAGGCTTTCGTGCAACGAGCGACGCGCGCTACAAGCTACTCGAAATGCAGGTTAACCTTGACCTTAAGGGATACGAGCATGAAGAAGAGGGCGAGTCTACAGGGATTGCACTACCTTACATCGTTACAATCGAGAAAGGCAGCAACACAATCCTCGCCATCCGGCGCAACTGGGAACCAGATGACAACACATACCAAAAGCGACAGCATCTCGTTCATTACGGCTATGTTCCTGGTTTCGGCTTCTACTATTTCGGGCTTATTCATCTTGTTGGTGCTTTTGCTAAGTCTGGGACTTCTCTCATACGTCAGCTTGTTGATGCTGGTACCTTATCTAATTTACCGGGCGGTTTTAAAACTCGCGGCATGCGTATCAAAGGCGATGACACGCCGATAGCTCCGGGTGAGTTCCGTGATGCAGATGTACCTAGTGGAGTGCTGAAAGATAACCTGATGACGCTCCCATATAAAGAGCCATCACAGGTCTTGCTAGGTCTGATGAACCAGATCATCGAAGAAGGTCGGCGCTTTGCTAACACTGCTGACTTGCAGATCAGTGACATGTCGTCACAAGCGCCTGTCGGTACTACGCTTGCAATCTTAGAGCGTACGTTAAAGGTAATGAGCGCGGTTCAAGCACGCATCCACTACTCGATGAAGCAAGAGTTGGGGCTGCTCAAAAAAATCATCGCTGACTACACACCTGATGACTACAGCTACGAGCCAGATGAAGGCAGTCGCAAAGCTAAGCGCGGTGACTACTCTAACGTAGACGTTATTCCTGTAAGTGATCCGAATGCCAGCACAATGGCGCAGAAGATTGTTCAGTATCAGGCAGTGCTTCAGTTAGCTATGCAAGCGCCACAGATGTACAACATGCCACTACTACATCGCCAGATGCTAGACGTGTTGGGAATTAAAGACGCTGCAAAGTTAATTCCGATGGAAGAAGATCAGAAACCGATGGATCCAGTCAGCGAGAACCAGAACGTGCTGATGATGAAACCCGTCAAAGCGTTTGCGTACCAAGATCATCAGGCACACATCACGGTGCACATGTCGGCTATGCAGGATC